TCCACAATTTGTATCTACAGCGGACGAGACAGTGGCGAATACAGCCGTTGAGACATCCTTTGTTGCTACAGGAAACGGCAGCAGGATAATTCCTGGCAACAGCTCTGTTATAGGGGATAGGTTTGTTTTTACAGCAGAGGGAAGATTTTCAGCAATGTCAAACCCGACAGCCAGGATCAGATTTAAGCTGGACGCTACAATAATTGCGGATACGGGAGCTCTAGTTATTGGGAATGGATCGGATGATCATTGGAAATTAAACGGGCAAGCAATTGTGCGTTCTTTGGGTGTGACAGGTACCGCGATGGTTGCAGGAAGTTTCGTTACTACTTTGGGGGATCACTTCAAGTTTGTTAATCTAGTCCCTATAGTCACAGATACTACGATCAACAGGACTATGGACCTTACCCTGGAGTGGGGGACCGCGTCCGCTGCAAATACTCTAACATGCCAGGTCTCCGCTTTAACTAAGACGCTATCCCCTTAATTGTTGAAAAATTAGCGATCCCAATGAGCCAGAAAAAAGAACAGAAATTAGCACTGCTGCGGGGCTTCAGGAAAAAGCTGGAGAAATTTTCTGCGTCTTGCCTCAAGATCAAAACAAAAGCCAGTGAGCTCGCCCCTGCACGTATCATCCCATTTATATTCAACACAGCCCAAAAGTATGTGCATAAGTGCCTTGAGAAGCAACTCAAAAATACAGGAAAGGTCCGGGCCCTGGTTCTTAAGGGCAGACAACAGGGAGTATCCACATATGTCTCAGCCAGATATTATCACAAGTCTACTCTCTGGTCAGCGGTCAATGTTTACATCCTCACTCATGAGCAAAAGGCTTCAGATAGTCTCTTCAGCATGGTTGACAGGTATCATGAACACAATCCTATAGCCCCATCTGTCAGTATCAACAATGCTAAGGAGATGATCTTCAATATTCTTGACAGTAGCTATACCGTAGCTACTGCAGGGCAGAAGGCAGGGGGCCGCTCAAGGACCTCCGGGCTGTTCCACGGCTCTGAAGTGGCTTTCTGGACTAATGCCTCCGACCACTTTGCTTCGAGCGTCCAGACCGTCCCAGATGCCCGGGGGACGGAGATTATCCTGGAGAGTACCGCTAACGGACCTTATGGGGAATTTTATGAGCGTTGGCAGGATGCAGAGGCAGGGATAGGAGACTACATCGCGATCTTTGTTCCTTGGTTCTGGCAAGAGGAATATTACCGGGAACCTGAGCCAGGGTTTAAGCTTGACGACACACCTGTACAGGGCGAATTATCAGAAGCGGAATACGCAGAATTATTTGACCTCAATATGGGCCAGATGTGCTGGATGCGGTATAAGAAACATGAGCTGAAACAGCCAGGTCTTTTCGATCAGGAATACCCGGCTACCGCGCAAATGGCTTTCGTCAACTCCAACTCTGACAGCTATATTGAAGCGCTGCCGGTCCTCAAGGCGCGTAAGCGTAAAGACATAAGGGGTGGCGGTCCCTTGATCATGGGCGCCGACCCTGCAGGTCCAGGAGGAGACCGCTTCTCCATCGCCGGACGCCGGGGGCACGCTATGACATACCTTGAGTGGCGCAACAAGGTCGGCACAGCAGATGCCTTTCACTGGTGTAAGTCGGTGATTTTGGAGAATAAGCCTGCCCGCTTTTATGTGGATGCCGGAGGTATCGGTGCAGCGGTTCTTAGCTTGCTTCGCAACGACGAAGACATCCCCAAAGGCGTAGTACGCGGCGTCAACTTCGGTGCCCGCTCCCAAGCCAAAATGGCTAAACCCGACGCTCCAGGTCCTAAGAACCGCAGAGCGGAGATGTGGAAGCGTTCGAAGGACTGGCTAGAGGATCCAGATGAGCCCGTATCCATCTTTGACATGGACAAACTCCAGGCTGACGCCACAGCCCCGAGATTGAAAAAGAACTTAACAAATGATATACTCCTTGAAAGCAAGGAAGATATGAGAGCGCGGGGAGTACGTTCTCCAGACTTATGGGACAGTTTTGCATTGACTTTCGCATCAAATGTTCTCATAAAAACTTGGGACGAGCCTTCGGACCCTTCAACGTACGGGAACCCTGACAAAAAGTCTAAATACAAGGTGGACAACCTGGCATCAGATATGCCAACAAGCAATAACAGATGGATGTGTTGAAATGAGCAGACATAGTAATCGCGGACAGAAAAAGAAACCTACAGCACAGGACGATTTTCGCAAAACCTTTAAAGCTGTGAAACTTCCTGACGATTTCAAAACAGAAGATGATTTTCTAAAACATGCAACAACAACTTTTGACGCTGACTTATCTTGGGATGAAACCAACCGCAGAGACGCTATAAATGACGCGGAGTTCGCGGCAGGCGATCAGTGGGAAAAGTTTATTAAACAGCACCGCATAGCAGCAAAGAAACCGACGTTGACATTTAATCGTCTTATAGCTTTTATCGGGCAGGTCGTTGGGGGAAGGCGTTTAAACGAGACAGTCATAAAAATAGCTGCTGATGATGATGCTTTTAAAGATACTGCCAAGATAAGGCAAGCACTTATACGCAGTATTCAAAAAGTCTCCAAAGCAGAAACAGCGTACAACAAGGCTCAGGAAAACCAAGTTATTTCAGGTATCGGAAATTTTGAAGTACGCCTTGAATACGCGCACGACGATGTGTTCGAGCAAGACGCTAAAGTTTTACCTATCAGCAATGCTTTTTCTGTAGTGTGGGACCGCTTTCTTGAGGAGCCTACGGGTGACGATGCGGGACATGTTTTCAAAGTAAGATCCATGAGCCATGCAGATTTTAAAACGGAATGGCCGGGTAAGACAGTCGGGGATTTTTCAAACGATACACAGCTTTTAGGCTACGATCTGGAGGACGGCTGGATTACTAGGGATAAGATCAGAGTTGTTGACTATTGGCGCATACGCACCCGGCGTCGGATAGTGGCTTTGCTTCGTGATCCGGAAGACGGTTCAGAAGACGTAGTAGACATCACAAATATGAACATGGATAAGTTTGTGGATAGGCTCGTTTCTAACGACGAGGGCGTCCCGGTAATGCGTGAAGTAGACCGCAAATACGCAGAATTATACACTCTCACAGCGATGGATATTCTTGAAGGACCGTATGAGCTGCCTATCAGTCGCGTACCTGTTTTCCGGGTGCCTGCATGGGAGTTCCATATCGGAGACAAAGTGACACGGTTCGGGCTAGTGCGCTTTTTAAAAGATCCCCAACGTCTTCACAACTACTGGCGCTCTGTAATTGCTGAGAAGCTTACACTGACCCCGAAAGGCAACTGGATTGCCAGTGTGGAAAGTGTTGAGGGCAGGGAAGCAGAATGGCGTAATAGCCATGTTTCAGATGATCCTTTACTGACCTACAATGGTGAGGCAGGACAAGCACCTACTCGTGTGCCTCCTGCTCAAATCGAGGCAGGGCTTATTGAGCAGGCAGGTATGGCTTCCCAGGATCTCCGGGACATTTCCAATATTCATGAAGCAAATTTGGGCCAAAGATCAAACGAAGTATCGGGTAAGGCGATCGTTGCCCGGCAGCGTATCGGGGATACAGGCACAACAATCTATTCTGACAATTTAGAGTTGGCTATCGAAGCTTGTGGGCGTGTGCTTAATGATCTCATACCTTTCGTGTACAACACCGCCCGCACCATTGCTGTTCTTGGTGAAGAGGGAGAAGAACTTCCAGCACAGGCCATAAATGACACCACAAACGAAAAAGCGGTCGATATCACTGCAGGTAAATACAAGGTTACAAGCACCACAGGGCCTTCCACAGTGACGAAACGGGCCGAAGCTGCAGAAAGTATGCTGAACATGGTCAACGCCATGCCTGACACCCTCGCTGTGGCAGCAGACAAGATAATTGAGGCTCAGGACTGGCCGGGGAGCTCCGAGATTGCCCGCAGACTTCGAGACGGTATGGATCCATCCCTTCTCGATGAAAAAGACCTTACGGATACTCAAAAGCAAAGGCTTGCGCAAGGGCAGCAACAGGCACAGCAGCAGGCGCAACGCGAAGAACAAATTTTCCAAGCTGATCTGCGTGAAAAACTGGCTAAGGCGGACCAAGCAGAGGGCCTGGCTCAACAGGCTCGTGCGAATGCGACTAAGGCTCTCGCCAGTATTTCTACCGACGAATTAAAAATAATCGCAGACATCGACGATCAGCGGATTAACCAAATTTTAGCTGCTGTTGACAAGTTCAACAGCGTAACCTCGACCTCCAACAACGAAAATACAGGAGAATAATATGGCTGACGAAAAAACAGAAGATCCTTTCAAAGGAATGATAACCTATGCCACAGGAGCACCGGAAAGTACCTCTGAAGCACATAGGGATCCAGTTAAGGAGGAGCCTAAAGATGAAAAAAAGCCTCCTGCGGACGAAACTGGCGACAAAAAACCCAGTGGTGATGATACTGGTGATGGCGATGGCTCCGACGATTTCGAGGATATTTTTGGCGATGGTGGCGACGACGATGGTGGCGACGACGATGCTGACGATGACGACGGTGGCGACGGCGATGCTGACGATGCTGACGATGACGACGATGGTGGCGATGACGATGGTGGCGAGGATGGTGGTGGCGAGGATGGTGGGGACGCTGAAAATAGTGACACTCCCGCCGAAAAAAAAGCTAAATTTAGGCGCAAAAAGAAGATAGCGAAAGCAAGAATAGCTGAGTTGACAAAATACCGGCGCAGGGCAGAAGCTTCTTTGGATGCAGAGCGCCAGCGCAACATTGCTCTTGAGAAGCGTGTTGTAGACCTGGAAAAAAAGTTGACGCCGGGCGAGGAAGATGCTACAAATAAGGAGCAATCTGATCAAGACGATGTCGGAGCTCCCGACCCAGCCAAATATGATTATGGCGAACTCGATCCAAAATACGCCTCCGACGTGATAGATTACCGAGTTGACAAAAGACTCGCAAAAGACAAGACAGACCAAGAACAAACACAGCAGACTGAAGCCGCTGAGCGACAAGCAAAAGGGCTCAAAGTACAGTACTCCGATAAAGTTTCTGAAGGCGAAAAAGCCTACAAAGATTTTAAGAAAGTTGTTGTAGATGCTGCGGACAATAATGAATTTCCGCTTACTCAAGAAACAGCGATGATGGCCCTGGAGAGCCCCGTGGGACACCACGTTATTTATAAAATAGCCGGAAATCTTAAACTAGCTAAGAAAATGGCAAGCCTACCACCCTTACAGCAAGCTAGAGCATTCGGTCGCTTAGAAGCGCAGTTTTCGTCGAAAGACGCCTCCCGAAAGAAAAAGACCCCAAACACCACCCCTCCGCCCAAGCGCAGGTCTGGAGGTTCTGGGATTTCTGACGTAAATCCTGCTAAGCAAAGCTTTGCCGATTTTGAAAAGATGGTAGAGAAATCTCGCGGGGCTAAAAAATAGGAGCCTTAAATGGCAAACAACGAATTTTTAGACGCTACCGAATACTCTAAGGTTTTTCTGCTTCTGCTGAAGAACACATTATCGGCAGGACGTCTGGTTACAGGCGAGTTTAAGGACGAGGTTACAGATGAAAACGGCTTGACCGTTAACATTAAGCGACCTCCCCTGTTCGTCGCTCAGGACGGTGAGGCTTTACAGCTTCAGTCCGTTATCTCCGGGTCAACACCTGTCAAGGTTGATCAGTATAAAAATGTGCATATTGATGTTGGTGACTTGGAGTATATCGAGAGCTTCAACCAGTTACTTGAAAACGAGACTATCAAGTCTGCCGCTTCTGAATTGGCGCACACTATTGATGGGTCTATTCATGATATTCTTCCAGAGTTTGCAAGTTCAGTTGGCACGCCTGGGACAACTATCTCTACTCCTCAGCAGTTTAATAAGGTCCATACCCGCCTTATGGATCAGTCAGTGCCAAACTCCAGTCTTAATGCTCTAGTCAGCTATAACGATGGCGAAGAAATCCGGGGTAACTTGATTACGACAAATATTGACAAGATCAACCGCAGTGCTCTGGAGCGGACACGTATCCCAATCCTGTCTGAAATTGACCTTTTTGCTACTAACAATATCCGGTCAATCGTAGCAGGAACGCGTGTCGATGGTCTTGTTAACGGCGCGGGCCAAAATGTCAACTACCGCGACGTCAAGGAAACCAATGTGCAGACCCTTATTCTCGAAAGTGTCGGGATATCCGCCACTATCAAAAAAGGCGATAGCTTTACGATTGCCGGTGTTTTTGCAGTCAACAGCCGTTCTCGTCAGCCTCTGACATTCCTTAAGCAGTTTGTTGTTGTAGCGGATGTTGCAGCAGACGCTTCGGAGGATGTGGTAGTCACTATTTCCCCCCCAATCATTGTCGGCGGAACAAGTGATGGTGTTGGAGCATCGCCAACTCTTGTTAATACAGCCTTCCAGACCGTGTCGGCTATTCCAGCTAATGATGCTGTGGTAACGTGGACTACGGTTGCCGGAGCGATTACACCAATCCGGGCAGCGTTCCATAAACGGGCCATCTCCCTGGTATCAGCCCGGCTGATCACGCCGTTCTCTGATACCTCTTCCTTTATGTCCGACCCAGAAACGGGCATCGGCATCAGGTATTGGCGCGGGTCAGATATCACGACAGGTCGGCATATCCACCGTTGGGATGTTGTGTACGGAGTCCAGATGATCCAGCAGGAGCTCGGCTCGCGAGTAAACGGCACGTAACATACCCTACCCTATAGGGAGGCGGCTAACCCCCGCCTCCTGCCCCTCATTTAGCACGGAACTAAAGCAATGACAAATTTTCAAGAATACCCTAAAATGGTCTTCCACGGCACTACAGGTGAGCAACTTATCTGCGACTGCGAAGAAGACATTCCTGAAGGCTATGTGTCAGCACAAGACAGAGGGCAGAAGGCCCCAGAACCAGACACCTCTGGAGAAGAGGAAGACGTGCACGCAGACTGTGCCACAGATGCAGACCTTGAGGCAGCATACGATAAAGGATATGCGGCAGGGCTTGCTGCTAAACAGCAGCAGAAAAAGCCAGTAAAGAAACCCAAACCTGAACCTGAGCCAATTGCAAAAAAGCCAGCTGAAACGGAAACAAAAGACCCTGTCAATATTACTCTGAAAGACATGGGTTTGACGCGCAAGGAAGCAAAACATATGCTGAAAGAGGAAGGCGTTAAGTTCAAGGGCAACGCCACTAATGACACCCTTGCGCTCAAAGTGAAAGATCTTTTGGAAAATGACAAAAGCAAGTGAAATTGTAGTACGAGCGTTCAGAGAAATTAATCTGAAAGCAATAGGTAAGCCCCTCACAGCTCCGGAAGCTGCGGAGGGGCTTACCCTCCTTAATAGCTATCTGTCAAGTCTTTTTAGTTTGGAGATTGGGGAGCCTAATTTCTCCTGGCCCGTAGCCCCGGCCACAACGTCTCCTACGCCTGCCCGATTTCCTCTCTTCCCAGCAGTGGAGGACTTGCCCGACGACGTGTTCCCCTTCCCCCCATCTAATGTCAATATCTTGATTACCCTCGCTCAAGATACGACAATTTTTTTAAACCAGGACCCAGAGGATGGCGCCCAGATGCGGTTCATAAATCTTATGGGGGCCACTACCTTGAAGCTTATAGTTGATGGCAACGGCAGATTTGTCAAAGGAGTTCCCATTCTTTCTCAAACTGCAGATACCATAGATAAAACCCGGCTGTTTTACCGGGCTGATCTGGGGGACTGGACGGAAATTATTAAGCTGACAGACGATACTGAGAGCCCTTTGCAAGAGGAGTATGATACTCTACTTTCAATTGGCACTGCAGCACGCCTGGCTGCGGCATTCGGGCGCACACTGAGCGGAGAACAGGTGGCGGAACGTAAAAGACTTCTCACAAAACTGAAGACCCAGTATAAGCAAAAAACACCGTCTCCTGCAAGTCCTCAGCCTTTCTCAAAACCTGCTTCTGACGACAGGACTTTCTCACATAGAAGGAGCTTATTCAGATGACAAACGTGCCCTTAGGGAAAGGAGCATATAACCGGACTTTTGCCCAGGAGCCCGAGATAGAGCTTTTGAACAGATTTTTCGAAGCCAACCCAACAAACCAGGTTGAAGGAGCAGCTTTGCTCGCCCGCCCAGGGGACACGTTTTTCACATCTATGGGCAACGGCCCTCTTCGTCTAATCGCACATCAGCCGGGCGTCCATAATGGGGATTTGTTTGTCGTGTCTGGGGATACGCTTTTTCGCTTTGATGGGACTACCACCATTGCTATCTCAGGGACCATCACAGGCTCTGCAGTACCCTCAATTACGTTTGTGGCTGGCCCAGGGTTCCAGCATTTATTCATCTCTGACGGGGCAACCTTACAGTTTTATGACGGAGAAGCTGCCGCTAAGGGGACACTCACGGTTTCTGGGGGCAACATTGTTGCCACAGACGTTGTCGAAATGGATGGCGTGCATTACGAGTGGACAGTCGGATCAGTCGATGCGGGGACGCCTCTGGGGACTGTCGGGGATCCCTTCCTGGTAGCTCTCGGAGCAAGCGATACCGACGCCTTAGCCAATCTGGTAAAAGCACTTAACAATAGCGGAACCCCCGGGACAGATTACTCAACAGCGATCACAGCACCACATACCACTGTCAAAGGAGTTCAGAGTGACGCAACGACTATGGATGTGGAAGCGCGTACACGAGGTACGGGAGGCAACTCTATAACGACGACGGAAACAGGGGCAAACATCGCTTGGGGAGCAGCGACACTTGAAGGCGGCGGCGCACAGAGTTTAAACGGTGTAGTGACACCAGACGATGTCGCTATTGTCAGTCTTGCTACCCTCAACAGTTTTGTCATCGCAGTAGTCTCCAACTCCCAGCGGTTCTTCTGGCTGCAGCCTGCAGCGATAACTATAGACGCGCTGGATTTTGCCGAAGCGGAAGCGGAACCAGACGAAATCATTCAGGTTTTGCGTATCGGGGATAGCCTTTATTTTTTGGGGCAAAGTTTCACAGAAGTATGGTATGCTACCGCAGATCCTTTAGACCCTTTTTTACGTCAACAGGGTCTGGCTTTCAGTCAAGGCACTTTGGCAGGTACAGCAGTGGCTATCAGAACACAGATCTCTCTCATTGCTGAAGACGGGATTGCTTACCAGATTGCAGGAGGCCCGCAACGCTTTTCAAATCATGGGATTGAGGAACGTGTCCGCAAAGCACGTAAAGCATTAGGTTAGGAATTACAAATGGCACAGTTATGGATGGACGGTTTCGATCACTACGGAAGTGATGTAGATAATCTTTTAGATGGTGCGTGGGCAGAAGTTAAGCAGGGGCTAATCCCTATACTGCTGCAGGCACCAGCGGAAGGGGCGCGGACAGGTAACTTAGCTTTGCGGTTTCCACCTACTACCCTTACGGGCACCTTAGCCCGGCGAGTTCTCGGGGCTGAAATAGCGGAAATATTTGTTAGTCTCGGATACTTAACTGACAGTATCGTAACCACCCCCGCAATACATACTCCCACGCAGTTTTTAGACGTTAACAACAACGCTATCGCATCTATGACAGTTAGGCCAGACGGAGCGTTAGAATTTCGATCAGGAGACCCAACAGGAACTATCTTAGGGGTCACTGCAGGGCCTGTAGTTGTGCCAAGCACTTGGCATCATTTTGAAACGCGTATTGTAAGAGATGCTTCCGCAGGCATTTTTGAGTTGCGAGTTGACGAGGTTGTTGTTATGTCTCTGACGGGTCTGGCACTTGGCGCAGATGACATAGCCCAGATAGCAGTAAGGATGGGACAAGCTACCCTTGCTGAGCCAGCTTTTTTCATTGATGATATTATTACGCGAGACACTACCGGAACGACAAATAATACTTTCATGGGAGACCTGAAAGTCGCAACGCTGCAGCCTGTGGCTAACGGGGCTAACCAAGGATGGGGCCCCCGCACTATTACAAAATTGGGCGTCGGGGTTATGAATTTCCAGGACAGCGGCGATCGCAATGAGGCTATCGCGTACAACGATAACGCAGCATTTGAGATTGGCTCAGGAGATTTCGCTATTGAGCAATTCGTGCGTTTTAACAGTCTTTTGACAACCACACAGACTGCTACAATAAGCAGTAAGCACCGCACTTCCACAGACGAACGCAGCTGGAGGCTTTTACTCAACGGGCCAGATGTAGGGGCCAACCTGGTATTTGCCACAAGTTCAGACGGCACGGCAGGAGACGAGGTAAACGTCCACGCCTTCCCGTTCATTCCCGAGACCAATAGGTGGTATCACATCGCTGTTGCTCGCAGTGGAACAAGCAGCCGTATGTTTATCGACGGTCAGCAGGTCGGTCTCACACAGACTGATAGCAGAACTTACGACGACAACGCCGCTCAATTATTTGTGAATGGGCATCAAAACGGCACAAACACTGCGCTCACTGACGAGAGTTTCGACGGCTGGATGGATGGGTTCCGCTTCACTGTAGGCGCAGCCAGATATACAGCCAACTTCACACCACCTTCAGCACCTTTGCCCACAGATATAGGGGGAGATGCTTTGTTTAATAGCGTTGAGCTTCTGCTGAATTTTGACACAATAGCAAATACTGATGAAAGCTCAAACGCTTTCGTTGGTACACTGGTTAACACCCCCTTCGTGGAGTTCCCAGATGATGCTATTGCTTTCCAGACCATTGACGGGGCAACCCCTAACGATAATAACTTTGTCGAGGCGGCTCTCGTCGCGGCTACGGGAACTTTAACCTTCACAGCCAATCCTCTCAATACTGAGACAGTTGTTATGGACGCCATAACATATAAATTCGTAACTGCCTTGGTGTCTGCAAATGATGTGCTTATCGGAGCCACCACTGAAGACAGTATGGACAACCTGAAAGCCGCTGTAAATTTTGAAGCAGGCGAGGGCACGACATATGGCACAGGCACCGTTCAGAATGCCACAATTTCCGCTATTGACTTGCCCGGAGAGCAGGTTCTAGCTACTGCAAGGACGCCAGGTGCCGCAGGCAACTCTCTCGTCACCACCACAACCGTCACAGGAGGCTCCTGGGGAGGCGGAACACTGGCAGGTGGGGCAGACATACCCAGCAACAGCGAGTTCACCGTAGGCAGCCTTCCTCCGGAGGTTACGGGAGTGCGTTCTGTGGCAATTGTAGGAAGAAACTTCAAAACAAGTAGTGGGTCTGCTCAAATGCAGATGTCGTTTGTTGTGGCAGGCGGATCTTCTGATCAAGGAGCTGACCGCTCAATAACACTTACCCCAACTTATTATGAAGATACTTTCGAAAGGGATCCCGGTACACTGGGCGCTTTAACCCCAAGCACGCTTAATGGCGCCCGTATAAGGCTTGATAGAACACTGTAGAGGTCCAACATGGGAAAAACAGCAACCAGTCAAGTAGCACTACAGGTAGCGACGGAAGGCCAAGGGGTAGGCGCCAGCAACCAACTAGCTATGCTAGTTGCATTCGCACCTCCAGGAGCTTTAGTTATGCGAACATCTCTTACAGCCATGCAGGCAGCAATAGAAGGCCAGGGAATACCTGCTTGTTCCCATATTCAAATGCTTGTTGCTTACCGCTCAACACCTCCTGAAGATCTTAAAAGCAGAGCTTGGACTTTCGCGCTCGATGGGCACACTTTCTATGTGGTAACTTTGGGCGAGCAGGGAACTTATGTCTATGACCAGACAACCCAACAGTGGGCACGTTGGCAAACTCAAGGATTTTCCTCATGGAATATGGAAATCGGTACGACTTGGCGGGGGGACGTTATCGCTGCTGATCGGGACAACCCGATTATTTGGCGGCTTAACCCCGACAGTTTTATAGACAACGATTTCAAACCCCAGACCCGAGTAGTTACAGGTGGTTTAGCTATGAGGCAGAGGGCCTTCATTTCGAATTACTCTTTCTCCCTCACAGCCAGTTTAGGTACACCAGACGTGCCTCTAACGGCTCCAGCGACGCTTCCTACAGTGACACTAAGCTTCAGTGACGATCAAGGCAAGACTTTCGCAGATGCTGAGACGTTAACGCTCACAGTGGACGACTTTGTACAGGCTTTAGAGTGGCGTTCTCTCGGGACGATGCAGCCGCCTCAACGGATATTCAAGATCACAGATACTGGGGCTGTAGCCCGGATTGATGGCGCAGATGCTGAAGTAGGAGAGGAAGGCACATAATGGTTAAAAAAGTAGTAGAAGCAGCACCTTTTGTCGCTACGGAAAAAATTATCAATAAAGACGGTACCCCCTCAGATTATTTTCTCCGTCAATGGGCGCTTCAACGTAGAATAAACACCACCACAGATGCTGTTATTGACGAAACTACTGTCAACGCCGAGGCGATAGCAGGCAATGCCACAGCTATTTCAGGAATACAAAATATAGATTTGATTGCGGGGGTAGGCTTAGACGGCGGCGGGGATTTAGCAGGCCCTGATAGGACGTTTGACCTTGCAGACACTGCTGTAACTCCTGGATCATTCACAAATGCAGATATTACCGTGGATCAGCAGGGGCGCATTACAGCAGCAGCTAGCGGCACAGGTGGGGGCGGAGCAGGTGGCTCAAGTTTTGCGTGGCCCGCCGAGCTTGATGATAGCGGTTTCAGCGGATCCGGCAGCGCGTTTAAAGGGATGATCCTGGTACCTATTGTAGACTTTACGATAGAAGCCGTTGCCGTATGGTTCGCGCCTACAGCAGGACAGAGCTACAAGGCGGGCGTTTATCGTCTTGATGGATCAAACAATATTGATGAAATAACGGGCGAAAGCGTGGTAACATCCTCCCCCGGGACTTTTTCATCAGGGACAGCCCTATTCCTTCCTTTAACTTCAAACGCTGTGTTATCTGCGGGGAGCGAATACGCTGTAGTTGTCGGGCGCACAGATGGGACAGATACTTTTGCGTTCCCTATAGGAGCAGAAGCTTTAAGCACAACAGATGTGCCCTATACAGGCCTTCCTGTCAAACCATATGACGCAGGATCAACAGCAGTGGGGGCTCTTGCTACCATCGCAGAAAATGCACCAATTATTGGGACTTCAGTTACTGTGTCCTCTTCTGTGTTTGCGTTTGGGATCGGTATGAAGTTCTTTTTATAGGCGTCGCGACCCCAGCAAATTTTAAACTTCATCGTAAGGAGCTATGTTTATGAGGCGTGCAACAGTTAAAGAAATAAACGCCTTAGTGAACCATCCTCTTATTTACCCCAGTACCGGGCTACCTAAAGGGTATGAAATAAACGCGCATAGCTTGATGGTCAGTACGCTAAATATCGCTCTTATATCTGCCCCTGGGGCGATGTTTTTCGAGTATATATCCCCAAACGAGTATGACTGCCATTTCCTGTTCCTCCCCTGTTGCTCCGGCGCAGCTATTCTCCAAGCGGCGAGGGCTATGCTGCATGAGATGTTTACAAAGCACAAGGCTTATGTTATTACTGGTAAACCCCCTCGCGATAATCGCGCCGTGCGCCTGATGGGCAATGCACTAGGTTTTAAAAAAATCCCTAACTCAAGTTTCACGGACGTCGCCGGACGTAAGTGTGACGTATATGAACTGAAAGCAGAAAAATGTCATTCGCACAGCTAATACCAATTGGCGCAAGCATCTTAGGGGGTATTTTAAGTAAAAAATCAGGTGCTAAACAAGCCGGAGCTATCCGCGCTGGTAGCCGTGAAGCTGCAGCAAAATTCGATCCTTTCCTCGGCACAGGTGCACAGGCCAACACCGCAATAGCTGAAGCGCTAGGGCTTGAAGGTCAAGAAGGCCAGGCAGAACAATTTCAAAATTTCCTTGACAGCACAGGTTTCCAAGCACAGCTCCAGGCAGGATCTCAGGCTATTACAGGAAGCCGTGCAGCACGGGGTCTTCTCGGCAGTGGGTCCACTCTAAAACGCTTAACTACTTTTGGGCAAGATCTCGCACAGCGGGGGTTCTCCAACTTCCTCGGCCAGCTTGGGGGCGTGGCTCAGCGGGGGCTAGTCGCGGCGGGAGGCTCCGCACAGGCTCTCGCAGGAGCAAATGTTCCTGCAGCGCAAGCAGAAGCAGAGGGGGAAGCAGGGTTCCAGGCAGGCCTCGGAAGCGCGTTTCAGGGAGCGCAACGGTTTTTTGGAGCCAACACACCTTCACCAGAAGTCTCAGCTGCCGTGGTTGGTGGCGTAACAGGGCGGGGGTAAGGGACATAAAATGGCGATTAATGCATTCCAGGCTGGACAACTTTTCGATGTAACCCAAGCCCAGCAAGAACAGAGCCTTATAGAAAGGCAGCGTCGCGAACGGGGCATAAACGCACTTGCGGGGATGTTTGGCCCTGGGGCTCAAGCTCCTCAGGCGTTTGCCACTGTCACTGGGGCAGAGCGGGCAGAGCGCAAGTTTCAGGCAGACGAGGCCCAAAGACGAGTGCTAAATGAGCGCACTGAGCAGATCGACGCAGCAAACGCCGCTCAGCGCCAAGTGCTGAATGACCGAGCAGAGCGTATCTTCTCTTCCGATGAGAAATTACGGGGTATTGTGGCAGATCTTAACGAGCGCAAATTTGGTGCAAGCCAGGACCACATAGCTGTGCTGGAAGATCTTTCTGAGAGGAAGTTTATTTCTGCGGAAGCATCTCTTCAGATCCAGCAGGAACTAGCACGTGATCAATTTATCTCTGCGGACAGCCAGCGTACAGTTTCCAACGCACTCAATGAGCGGAAATTCGTGTCAAGGGAGACGCAGCAGGACGTTGTCAATCGCCGTGTTGAAAGAGGGTTCGCGGCAGGTCAGACGCAACAGGATATTGAGAACTTGCGATCTGATAGATTGTTCCAAGCAGATCAGACGCAGCAGGATCTTCTTAACCGTCGTGTTGAGAGGGGTTTTGGAGTATCTGAAGACCAGCGGAAAATAGAAAACGAGCGCCAGCTGAGAGAAGATGATCGGAAGGCCCAAACATTTGAGGAAGAAAACAAATTCCAAATCGCCACTGCGGCCATCGGGTTCCTCCGGGCAGGGCAGGCAAACAAAGTACCTTTTGCGGAGACCGTGACGCGCCTCACTCCTGCATTAAAACAGCTTGGCTGGACTGATGAAATGATCGGAGATCTTCCTTCGCAGCTAGCGAACAATCCCAACCTTATAAACGAACTTGAGGGGGCCCTAGCAGCCTCCAGATCGTCTAAGCAAAAACGGCTTATCTCCACACTTCCTGTCCGCAATGCTGACGGGACTACGGGGTTCATACAATCCTTCTCTGACGGGTCAACACGGCCTGTCGAAGGGGTTACCCCTCTTCGTGAAGAGGCAGGGATACGAAGGGTGGCAGCCACAGAGCGACGTACAGAACTTGCCGCTCAAAAACTGGATCCTGACGCTGCCGCACGCCTTGCAGCAGGTAAAGAGGGTGGTAAGCTCACTGCTCAACGTGTCGATGAGGGCCTGGGGGAAGCCAGAGACGCGGTTATTGCGGTTGAAAACTCTGACAGGTCTCTGGAGCTCCTTGACGAGGGCATTCGTACTGGCTCTATTGCAGAGTTCCGCCAAGAAGCCGCACGTTTCTACTCGGATATCCTCGGGCAAAGTGCAGAACAAATTGCATCTACCGACGAGTTCTTCGCTCGCTCAGGCATCGAAGTAGCTAACCAGATCAAAGCTTTTGGTTCAGGTACTGGCCTGTCAGATGCTGACCGGGAATTCGCCAAGGCGATCGTTGGTGGCCGCATCCAGCTCAGCCAGACAGCTATCCGCCGTCTAGTGAAGATGCGCAGGGATATTAGTCTTAAGACAATCAGCAACTACAATCGAGACCGTGACGCTTTTGTTAAAGGCATCCCACGGCTTGGCAGCACTTTCCCACACATATCAACTCCTGGGACTGGCGCCGCGCGCCCAGCACGTACAGATATAGACGATCTACTCGACAGATTTGCACCAGTAGGGGGGCAGTGATATGGTTGATATAGCTAAATTACCAAGATTAGAAGAGGCTTTACGCAATGCTTCTGCTGCAGGCGATACAGCCGCAGCCACTCAGATTGCCCAAGAAATTCGCAGCCGCCGTGCGACGGGGGATCAGCAGACAGCCTTACCAGCCGAGGCTCCAGCTGCTGATCCCCTTGGCAGCATCCCGCTTGAGATCTCAGGTGTTACACTTACGCCAGAGATCCGCAAGGCTTTACTCGCCGGACAGAAAATGACAGACCCCAGAGAGAAGCGTCTTCTTGCAGCCCGTATTGGCGGGAGAATTGCAGCCATGAGCGATGAGGGTAACTTCATTGATGATGCTGCGCGCAGTGATTTCGGTGTTGCTCTCCGGTCCTTCGGCTCAGGCATTTTCGGTATTGGAGATCTTGCAGCTGCTGCAGGAACATTTGCTACTGGTGAGTTAAGCTTCGGGGAAGCCCTGGAAGCCCAACGAGAGTTCCGCCGGTCTATGGAGGAAGAGCGCCCAGTCCTTACAATTGCCTCTGAAGTAGCAGGATCATTCGTCGGGGGCGGCGCCGTCGGTCTTGGGATTAAAGCATTAGCCAAAGGCAAAAAAAGCCTTGAGGTCCTGGACAAACTGACCACTTTTAAAAAAGGTGAGCGGCTGAAGAATATCGGCAAGGCTTCTCTAGCTGGCTCCATAGGCGGCGCTATCACAGAAGGAATTACAGAAGAAAAGCCTCTTATAGGTGCAGGATTTGGCGCTCTTGGCGGCCCTGTTGGGCTGGGGCTGGCTAAATCTCTTGGGGTTACTTTTGATGTTCTGAAGGGCGGGGTCCTCCGCGCTACCCAGATCCTTCCTAAACAGGTCTCAGATTTCCTTAATGACCCAGCCGCCAAAGGCTTAAAAGTTTTGGCTCAGAAAATGGGCGTATCTGAAAAAGAGATGTCTCAACGCTTCCTGGAGTTTAAAACTGTGACTGGGAAGAACCCATCCATCGCAGATATCGCTAACCCACAAGCTGCCGCAGAGCTGAGGGCTATTATTTCCTCGACTGCTGGAGGCACAGCGGCGGCCCGTGAGGCTGCGGAACGCACTTTGGGTACTCGGGCCCAGGAAATTTCAGAACAGGTAGCAGGCGGTCGCGTAGTCACGACACAGACAACACAGAGGGCTGCGCGTACCCGGGTAGCTGAGCGACAATTTGCTGAGGCAGAGAAAGATAATATAACCTTCACCGGTAACGAGGTGCAAAACCTGCTTAACGACGCTGACCTTAGGCGTGCGCTGCCTGCCACACTTAAAAGCCGTTTAAACGCTGCGCAGGAAGGCGTCCCTGAAGGTTCGCCGGTAACCTTGAGCGGCCTGGACGTTAACGATTTGCGCTTAGCTCTTCGTGATAGAGCCCGTGGCGCTACCGGCGCCGATCGGGTTTTTGGGGAGTTAGCCAATGAGGTTGAGGGCGTAGCCCGCGCGCAGTCCCCCGCATTTGGCAGAGCCATTGACGAGTTCGCCGCCAGGTCGGTCAGAGGGGAAGCCGTCGCTGCAGGACGTAGAGGCGTCACTCAGCCTACCACAGAGTTTGAAGCTGTTGTGCGTGAGGCCGGAGGACCTGTTGAGAGAGCTGGTCTCCGCGTAGGAGCCCGTGCAGAGATAGCGGACGTAGCCCGGGAAGGCGTCAATGCCTCAGCCAGGCTCGCAAGAACCTTATCTGAGGATAGCGGGCTTATCCAACGCCTCCGCTCAGTTCTGCCAGAGCGAGAAGTGAACCGACTACAAGAGATTGGTCGGTTGCAGAGCCGGTCCATTGCGAATATTGGTAGACTGGCCCCCGAGGCTAAAGTCAACACCGATCTTCAGAAAGCTGTTTCAGATGCAGTGAACGCCACTGTGCTTGCCAGTACTTCCACCAGCGCAGCCTCTAAAGTATTTGCTTTTGGGCGTCTGCTGAAGAACCTGGGAACGGGGCTCAACGATCGGGTAATTGATAACCTGGCTAAAGACGCATTCGACCCTAAGAAAACCCAGAAAGTTATCTCCGCCATGCGTCGCGCGGAGATCTCCGAGGAAAACATTCTGACGTTGTTTGCTTCCTCAGTTGCTGGAGGAATTGAAGCTGTGCAGATTGGGGAAGAAGGCAGTTCACACAACGGCGGTAGCGACCACAACACGGACCACAACATAAGCGATAGGTAGTAACATGGCGAATTTCGGAAAGACATCAGTAAAGCGTTTAAACACTGCGCACGAAGTACTGCAGATCCTGTTCAACAGAGTGGTAAAACGGCGAGACTGTTTCATCGCGTGTGGTCATCGCCCGGAGAGTGAGCAGAAGGCTTGCTTTAACAGTGGTGCGTCTAAGGTACTTTGGCCGAACAGTATGCATAATAGCCTACCGTCCCTGGCTGTTGATGTTCCCCCTTGGCCTGAGAAGTGGGATAGTGAAAAAGCGTTCCTTGAGCTCAAAGACGTTATTGAGGATGAGTGGGCTCAGATGGTTGAGCAAGGCCTCACAGACGGCTTTAGACTGCGCTGGGGAGGCGACTGGGACGGAGACGGGGACCGCACAGATCAGACGTTCCACGACTTACCTCATTGGGAGTTACGCAAATGAGTTATCGGAGACTTGTTCTGACCTGCTTCGCGGCCTTCTTAGGCTTCCTGCTATACACGACGCTCAAAATGGATACCCCTACCTCCGCCAGCGCTACTTGGCCCTTGGTTGTAGGGATCCTGGTTATCCTTATGCTGCCGGAAAAACGCCTTGGCGGTAAGATGATAGTTGACTTGGTCAAAGCTCTAAGGGGGATTAAACCAGGTGTTTAAAGTAATGGGTGGCGCGATGGTGATATTGTGCATTATTATTTTCTTTCTAGGTCGGGGATACCTGTCAGAGCGTGACAAAAGAGTGACCTTGACACATGCTGCAGAAATGACTAAGATCACCCTTGCGCATAAAGAAGATAAAGAAAAAGATCTTAGGCTTCAGAAGGAAGGCTATGATAAGTTACTTGAAGATCAGAAGGAAACACATAATGAGAAAACAGCGGCCCTTAACAAGCGCCTTGTGTCAGCCAGGAATGACGCGCTACAGAAACCTATTCAGTTTGGTGATGATCTGTTCCGTGATCTTATTTACGCTGACTGCGTGCGGGGGCTCCGGGCAGATAGTAACCGTGTGGAAGGACGCGACGCCTGTCTACGTTCCTCGCGCGCTGCCGACCCCTCCAGTTCCGGCTTATCGTATTCCGTACTTACCCCCACCTTCCTCTCCGGATGGTCTAGAGCCTGCGAAGACTGGCGAACCGTTAGCGACGTTGTCCGACCGGGTGAGGGAGACCTGGCCTATACGCGAGAAGATTGGGACAAAGATTTTGGTAACATGGATCCCAAATTATGCCAGGAAACGCTTGTCACACTTACCCCCGAGGCTTCCCTCTTCCTCCAGAACTTCGTTAACAACGGTACAGCCTATATTGAAAATCTCATCTCTCATGCACTTGAGCAAAGGGATGCCATAGAGATACTTACCCGACCAAAACCCGGCCAACCCGAAGCCGAATGATAAAAAGCCCGGTATTGCTACCGGGCTTTTCTGTGTCTGAGAGGCAGGGGCTTTATGCTGGCCTGTCGCTTTTCAGCGCTAACCAATCCTGTCTCTTTATGTTTGCGAGCGTCGCAATAGCGTGGGTTAACGACAGGATATCCCCGGCTGAAGGCTCATTGCCCAGCGCCTGGGCAATGACTTGGCCTGTTTCGTCCACAAGACCACCAATGTCAAGTTCGCCAGCATAGCTAGGGGTTTTCACGTCCTCCTTAACTGACGCCTTCTTTTTCGATGCAGACTTCCGGGAGCGTTTACGCTTAGGTGCTTCTTCTGGCGCATCCTCGGCTTCCGGCTCTTCAAGATCAGCCTCGGGATCGTCGACGTCATCATCGTCATCGTCAAGTTTACCTTTCACGACTTTTTTGAAGCGCTTGCGTGCCCGGGTTTTGAGATCTTCACCATCGTCGTCATCATCGTCGTCATCATCGCGATCATCGTCATCGGACGGGGCGTCCCGACCACCGCGAAGCTTGCGCTTGGAGCCACGACGGGAGGACTTGCGAGGAGCTTCCTCTTCATCATCTTCCACGTCGTCATCTTCGCCTTCTTCCGGCTCTGGCTCACGCCGCCGAGAGGATCGCCGCCCTCTAGGGGAAGGTCGAACTTCCTCTTCTTCGTCGTCCTCGATCTCCTCTTCAGATTTGCGCCTGCTGCGCCTGCTCAGTTTCTTTACCATTTCAGTTTCCTTCTTGTCCTCATACGGAGAGGGCACCGCTTTGCCACCGTGGCATATTTCGGCATTGAGCGCATCAAAAAACACTCTCTGCGTAAGCCCCTTGCTTTCTATCACTTCAAGGGTCTTGTTGTCAATGCTGTCTTCCATGATCAGCATATGATTAAAAATTCGTGGAGCCCTATTACCCTGGCGTAAGATCCTCCGGATGAGCTGGTCGTATAGCTCATAGTCCCAGGTTACAGAATACCAGCAAATGTGGCAGGCGTTGCCCTCCTGGAAATTTAACCCATGTCCTGCACTTGCCGGGTGAACCAGTAGCACTGAGATCTTGCCAGCATTCCACATCTTGGCGATATTTTCAGCCCGTGCGCCGGATATGCCGGACCCGAGGAAAGGGACCTTACCGCCAAGGCGTTTCTGGATCCGCTTGAGGTCGTGGTTAAACTCATAAGCCACTAACAGGGGCTTACCGTTCATCTCCTCTACAAGGTCCTCCAGGGCATCAAGCTTGGCGTCGTGTATGTGGACTACCCGCTTAGGCTCCAGGATGCCGTCTCCGACATACACAGCGCCGTTAGCCATCTGTTTGAGCTTGCTGTACACTGCTGCAGCGTTACCCGCCTCCAGACACTCATCCCCCAGTTCAACCAGAGCCTCTTTTTTCATTTCGTCGTACAGCGCCCGCGCCTTCTTGGACATCTTAACGATAATCGGATCATCGACAAGGGGAGGGAGATCCAGATAGTCATCGGCGCCCATGCGTATAACATAGGGGGCAATGAGATTTTCAATGGCTTTAGTGGCACCCCTTCTGAGTGCCCAGCCAAATCCCGAGTAATCTGCTTCAAAATATTTGCTTCTGTAGTGCGTATAGAATTGTCCCAGGCACAGCCCCCCGTCAAGGATCTTCATCTGCCCGAATAGATCCAGATACCCGTTAGGTATTGGCGTCCCTGTCATGCCCCAGACCCTGGCTACTCTGCCTAGTTTAGGACATAGTGCTTTGTGCCGGACAGCCGTCGCATTTTTAAATTTCGTAAGCTCGTCAATGCCGACTGTGTCGAACGGTAGAGGCTTCCCGAAAATCTGGTTCATCAGCCATGAAATGCCTTCAGGATTGATCAGGTAAACATCTGCGTCTGCGCCCAGTGCTTCCAGTTTCTTAGGGCCGTGCAGCAACCGGAACTTTAGATCGCGAAACTGTGTCCATTTCCTCCCCTCCTGGCGCCATACAAGCTGGCAAACCCTGAGAGGGGCAATGATCAGCATCTTTTTAGCAATACCTTCCCCCAGCAGGATCCGGAAAGCTTCCAAAACAATTGAGGTCTTGCCCAGGCCCGGGTCCAGGAACAGAGCAGCGCGGCAGCTTTCGAGAAGGAAATCTACTGCTCTGTCCTGATACCCGTGAGGCATCCACTCTTCATGGTTGGGGGGAACCTTGCGGGCCTGGATGGTACTGCTTGCGAACATAGGCTATGCTGTCTCTTTAGGGGGGAGAGAAGGCTTCACAAACTTATTTTCCCGGAACATACCTTGACCAACATCTGACAAGTTGAAGATGTCGATTTCACGAACGGTGTTTGTCTCAGCTATGTATACTTGCGCTGTGTCCTCCACTCTGTCGTCAACCATCCCCAAGGCGCCATCAAGGAACTTCACCAAAACGCATTTAGTTTTGCTCCTTATCATGTCCAGTTCACGTTTTTTCATGGGCTCTACTCCGTTTAAACGCTTCATCAATCAGTGCTGAAGCTTCCTTAATATCGTCAGACCAGGATACCCAGTATCCTGCCTCTTTTAGATCTTTCATCTTCTTATATTGTTTCTTCGTAGGGACCTCCCCGGGGGCCTTGAACTCGATGAACAGCGGGCGGCCACCAGGTATCAGAAAAAGTACGTCCGGCCATCCAGTAGTGATCCCTGGCCCAAAATAGAGCCTTATAACCTTGATCCCGAGGGAGTAGGCGTGTTTTATGGCTCCATTTTGGACTTTCTTCTCTGCTTTAGAAGCCACTATCTCCCTTTCGCTGCAGCTTGGGTGGCCTTCCAAAAACGGTCAGGATCCAGCGCAGGCTTAGTTTCCTTTGGGAACTCGGTCGGGTATTCTTTCTCAAAATCTGCACTTATGCCGTCAGGATACCCTTTTGCTGGATCTATGAATACCCTTGCAGGGGAGCGTTTTACAGACGGCAAGGCATCCGTGCCGTATTTTATAGGTGGGGCAACCCATATCGTTGGCATCATATTTCTCCTTTGCCCAATCCGGGCGGTTAAGTTGTTCTCATCGCTTCAGTAAAGATTTCCCATAAATGCTCTTGTGACCATTGTTTGCGGTCAAAATCTACATCCGGTTCTATGCCGTATTTGCAATAAGATTTTGAGCCCTTATCTTCCTCATGTGTTTTTGTCATTAGTGTAACGGTTACCCCCTCGCAATTTGTAGAATGCAGCATATACGGGTTCATTTCATATTGTTGTCCGACTTCAATAATACGTGGCTGTCCCACTGGCTCCAGTGCGCAGCATTTGTGTGTCAACCACGGGCGATTACCAAATTTGGTGCGCTTACCTTCGTGCAAGTAAGAAATGTGTGTAGGATCATCTGCAGGCGCGAAACTTGTCTCCCTGTACAGCTGGTTAATCTGCCTTCCAATCAGTACGCGCGAGACAAACCCAAAACGGTGATCGTGAATACTGGAACTTTCAAAACATGCGCGTTTAGGTAACCCCGGGTGCCAAACATGAATTCGTTGATTACCTGGCAGTATAACTTGTAAAAAGCCCAACCCATGCAAGGTGATCTGATCTTTTGTCGGTCTAAATTCCATCTCTGTTCCTTTCAGCCATGTTTACACGGCCCTCCGTTAGATTTTCTGAAATGACAGCCCCATACAGTGCCGTCTCTTTTAACGCCGCCACACTTCCAGGAAGGCTTTGCAGGCCAGCGTGTGGCGTTGACCATTACTGCTGCCCGCTCCTCAAGATCTGCGAGACCCTGGAAGGCCTTCTCCCGGGAAAACTCAGTGATTGTTTCCTCCCCTGCGTCCAGGAACCAGAGACGTGCGGTAACGTGATGTATGTCTGGGAACTTCTTCATAACCGCCGCCGCGAACAAAGTTTTCTGATCCTCATATCCTGGGTTATCCTCGTGGAACTTCCCGGTCTTGTGATCGATCATATCCGCCGTCCCGTCCCGGTATGGCGCCAAAACGTCAAGAGTGACCCGGAGATAGACAAGCTTGTTAAAATAGTTGGTGCTCTTCCAACCTTTTGTGAAAGCCCACTTCTGCTCAATGATCGGATCAAGATCCCGCAGCTCATGGAATTGATCATAGAACTCTCGGCAACTGTTGGGGAATATGTCGGTAGACCCGTCCAGGAACGCCGCAGCTTGGTTGTGGATCTTGATACCTCGGAGCATGGGGTAGGCTTTAGGCTCGTCCAGCTTGTCGATATTCCGGTATTTGAACAGGAGAGGGCAGCTCTCATAACAGTCAAGGCGACTGTAACTCCAGGCTTTAATCACCACAGGCTTTTTAGACTTACTTGCCACCTTAGTCGGCCCTTCCATCGGTGAAAAATTTGATAAGATCTTCCGGATGTTTTTTGAAAAGAACGGAAAATATAGTACCCGCCATCTTCTCAAATCCGCGCTTATGCTCCGCGTTCACTTGATGCCAAGGGATCATGCCCCTTTCCTTCGCTTGTGTTCTCATACTATCATATAAGGCTTTCGCACATTCCTTACGAAGCCCTTCAAGATTTAGTGCCATACTCCTACTCTCCAAAAATGATTTCGTTTTGCGTATACTCTGCGGTATTTGCCATTGATAACCCTGACATTTCCCACAGGCACTCTTTTGCTCACCTTGCTCACTACCCCCCGGCTGCGCATACTTCGCAGGGAGGATGTGACAGCGGAGGAGTGGCGACCTAATACCCTACTGATGGCCCCCACGGACACCGCGCAACATTTTTGCGTTGACAAACAGGAGTATACCTCTTCTTGCAGCACTCTATCACGGGCGGTCATTTTTACTTTTCCCTACTTTAAGATCATCTTTAACGAACGCGATAACCCCGCGCATGAGAAACAAGGTGCAAACTATAGAAGCCGCCCACTCGATTACAGTATATTCAGTCATTTGCACTTCTCCAATGTTCCCCAGTTAGGCCCATATTTGCCGGAAGACAGCATAAGCAGGTCCAGCTTTATACTTTCCATATGCTCCTTAAGGAGCCTCATTTGCCGCACGCGATCTCTCTTGGCGGCGCTGGCGTTGATTTCATCATATACCGTTACCAGAAACCGGGCTTCCACCCTGTCGTCACTGTCCCAGCGGATCAGCGCTTCTTTCGTTATGTCCGCCGCTGACCCCTGGCATAGGTAATTAATGAGTTTATAGTAGAAGGAGCGCATCTTGCCCCCAACAATTTTATTAGGTTCTGCATAGTATATACGCCCGCCCCAAGTTCGTATAGGCTCGCCACCTCGTATAAGTTCCGTGATAGCGTCGTTGAGCATCTGGCGGCCTGGGAGAGCCTTATCGTGAAAGGCTTTGAACTCTTTGGCTTCAGCGAGGCTGCAATTAAGCTCCTTAGCTGCTGCAGGTGCGCCTCCTCCATAGAGCCCCAAGAAGTTGAGAGCTTTAACTTTTGTCTTTCCCAGAACCTTGCCTGTGAGACGTGTAATGTTGGCCCCGACGAATGCGTGGGGTTTAAGCTGAGGATCTTGCTGATATGCTGCGAGTAACGGACCGTGCTCATAGTGGGCGAAGATCCGCATCTCCTGCCCATCAAAGTCCCGATGAATGAAGACTTCGTCAGGATCTGGTTGCACATATCTTCGGACCAAAGGAAGGGGGTCAAGCCCATACTCGTTGTTTTCTGGCATATCAATTTTTTCATCGAATTTCTTCACTATGTTGAGGAAATTATGGGCGTTGGTGGAGGGTCTACCCGTGCGGGTTCCACCTCCCTCGCCCTTCGTCTGGTTCCAGTTTGTAGTAATGCGCCCGCCCATCTGCTCAGCCTGCAACAGCCAAGGTTTCATAAACATGCTTAGCGCTGTTGTTAGCCGGTTACGATAGAATAGGAGATTGGCAACGTCTTCATCCTGGAAATACTCAAAAAGCAGGTTGTCCTTACTCACAGACCGCTGCCCTGTCTTGGTCAGTACCCAGTCATCGTCATGAATTACCCCGGCATTCGACAGGGCTTCTGCCAACTGTGCGTCAGCATCAATGTTGAGATCTGGCACCTCAAGAATATCTCTCAACGTGTTCTCAGAGTGCTCAAGACATCCCTGAAGCCTGGGGATGTCCTTACGGAGCTGCTTTACATTGACACGCATCCCCTCACGCTCATTGCTCATGAAGATCGGCAACACTTTCCGCTCCCTGTCATAGCTGTCACACATATCATATTTAGCGATCAAAGGATAAAGGTGTTTAAACAGTGCCTTCGTGCGGGCTACGTCTCCAATGGCATAGGGCGCCACAATTTTAGTAGGGCATTTCGAGATCCAGGCCTGGGCGCAGTAAGGCCCTTTCTTGGCGTTCGTTATCTTGTGGCCGTACTTGGCAACCAGTGCCTTCCTGTGCTCCCAGACATAATCCGCAATGGCGTCTTTCTCATCGGGAGGCCACCCTAGCAGATCCTCAGCAAGCTCTTTAAGGCCAATACTTTTGCTGTGAGGATCCGCTAAGAAAGCCAGAAACTGAGTATCATGTACCCGGTCCCAGCGCAGCTCAGGCAAGTTAAAAATTTCATAACATATAGCTAAATCAAATTTGGCGTTGTGGAATAATATTGGGGCGCCACTGCGCCACAGGTCCAGTAGAAAATCCCGGACCTGCTGGAGGCCGCAGTTGTTCCCAGTAGGGTGCCCCCACGCGTAATAGTCCGCCGTGCCGTCCGGGTACTCCACAGCCAAGCCTACAGGCTTCGGAGGAAAGGCCGGGCGGCCCTGGATACGTTCGCTCTCAAAATCAAGCGTTACGGCATCCCGTATGGCGGATCTATAGAACATTTTTCAGTCGTCACCCATCCCAGGTGATGTCCAGCGTTCCACAGTGGAGCGGATGAACTTAAACAGGTTGGCCGTCCAGGGGTAAATATACTTATCATCAAAAGCAATGATCAGAGCCACAGCAAGCCAACAACTCAGGAAGGCCGTAAGCGCTGGAGAAGATATAACCTGCGACAGCATGGGATGAAGCACAAAGGTCAGCACAGCTGCGAGCACAATAGTAGCCACAAAGCTGGTTAAGATCAGCATTAACATGCCTCGAAATTTAACGCCCATATTAGTCTCCTATAGCCGAAATGAGTTATTGAGGAAGGGTATGCCAGTCGGTGCTAAGCATAGCCGTCTGGGTGTGCTAATCGGTTTCCGTGCTAACGGTCAAAACTTCGTCTTCTTCGCAGCGGAAGGTCTTACCCTGCCCAGGGGCCAGGAAATCCACTACTGGTGAAAAAGGGCCATTTTCCCGTGCACGGGAAACTGCAACACGTTTGCCACCCCCGCCCCGTTCCACGTTTACCACTGAGACTTCTATTGTCATTTTAAAATTCCTTATTTCCATAGTATTCCCAGTCCTGGGCGAGAATATCTTGAAGTTGAGGCTCCCAGGGCCTCCATGTATAAAATGTGCGGTCGCCCGTCCGAGACCCTACAGAGGTAACGACATAAATCAAAGGACCCGAATAGGCAAGATGCTTACCCCAGTTCGCCCTCTTCATTGGCCGCCCATTGAGCAAGCCTTCCAGGGCCCCGCTGAAGCGCATCAGTCCCGCTTCCTTTTGTCCTTGCTCTTCCGAAGACCGGACAGACCCGTTTTGGTTTTAGCCTTGGGCTTCTCCAGGTCCTCGGCAGTCGGCTCGCTGTACGGCTGCTCGATAACGCCTTCAGCTTCCTCGTTGCGTTTAAACAGGATCTCCAAAAGATCCTCGTCCTCGATGACTTCGATGGTATCAAAGCATACTTTGAAGGAGGTCTTTTCGTCGTTTTCCAACCAGATATGCGTCAGCACTGCGAACGGGGGAACCTGGTGATCTTTGTTCAGCTTACGCACATACCTTGACCAATTTTTGGTGCTGGTGACAGGCAGCTTAAGAAACGCAATGCTGGCTTCCCGGTAGTGTTGTGGATCCTCAAAGACTGCCATCTCAGCGGCGTCTCTTCTGGTTTTGCCAGGGAGAAATCTCCCAGCAGGGATAACCGCCAGGCGTCTACGATTGGCACATTTCTTGCCTCGGCCCTTGTCCGCAGAGCCCCATTCAGAGTGGGGGCACTGATCACAAAACGGGTCTTCTTTTTCCGGATCATAATCAACCTGCATCTCAAAATAACTGTCCTCGGCTTCCTCACTGTCCAGGTCCGGGACGTTGTCGTGAGGCTGCATCTCCTTCTCAGAGCGCCCAAAAGCGAAGCACTTAGGAGGAAGAGTTGCCTCGGGATCCCACGCCCCGGGGAAGTAGGTATTCTCGTGGACGGCGTCCAGGACAACCACAAGCATCTCATTGCCGGGCAGTTCCTCCTCTCCCAAAGTGAGTATTCCCCCCCGTAGGGAGAAGAAACTCTCCGAGGTTTCTTCTTCCGAAGCATAGACCTCAGATTTTTTTGCTAGCCTTTGCTTGTATATTTCCAATGAGGTACCCATAGCTCAGCCCTCCGGTTCAATTGAGACGCCGCCAAGCACAATCACTGAAACTGCAGCAGTGTGTTCTACGCCATCTTCGTCAAGGATTTTCATAGTCCACCCATTACCGTCCATCTTGTCGGCCATAGAGAGCATGAAGTCCTCGTCGTTTTCAAAAACCTCGGGGATATCCAAGGTTAGTTTAATCTGTCTGTTCTTCCGGCGCATAATTTTCTCCTGTGAGCTCGGGTTGGGAAATGATGAAACTGTTTAAACCTGAAACACCTCATTCCTTCAAAAAATGTGAGGTTTGCGTGGTCGCCATGCACATTTATTTGGTATTCGACTTCTTTTTCAAATTCCCCGCCCCAAGGAGTAACCATGTAGGGGCAAGGCACAAGCTCTTCGACTTCGCTATACGTGCCAAGCTCATTGACAATTTCCTCAGCCCTAGCTTGGGTTTTAATGCCCATCATTTCACCTTCGTTAAGCTAAGGGTTTTAGCGCTCATTTTAGACACGCCAGGGATCTTGACGCCCGCGTCCCAGAGTTCGTTTACCGCCTTGGCGTTTAAACTCTTCCCCAGAATATGGAAGGCGTCTTTCTCGACAATATAGTCGTACACGTCCTCCCAGTCATCCACAATGGGCTTGGGCGTTTTCTTGACTTGGGCGTGATACTTCCTGCCGGACACTCCGGTCTCTTTATCTGAGAGGTTTTCCACCAAATAGTTTTTAAGCTCTTGCTCACGGTCAGCCACGAGATCTACCTCTTTTTTCATAGCCAGACGCAGCAACGTAACCTCTTTAAGGTGGTCAGCTACCTCCCCCAGGGACTTGGGTATGGGCTTACCTTTTTCATAGAATACTTTAGCCATTGTCATCTCCCAAATGCTTGAGTAAAAGATCCTTGGCGTCCCGCATAGTCTGCAGAGTGTAGCGTTGGTCCGGGATATGCCCATTCAAAGCAGCCTCCATCGCGTCTTCAGTGTTGTCCGGATGATGATACTTTACCATGCACCTAAATGCTGATCTGATCTGCTCACTGGTAGCCTCTACCGGAACAGCCAGCACAGCCCGCGCCTTGTGGAGCTGGCGCGCTAACATCAAATCGCCCGTGTATGAGGAGTGGAAGCCGTTAGTCATTAGGCAGCTCCACTTCGAGGGCTATGTAAAGGTACTTTTCCTCGGGAAAGAAGGCCGCCAACTTCTCAGCTTCTTCAGCGGTACGCCTGATTGTGTTGGAGCAGTTTACCTGTGTTTTCCCGCCGTCACGCTCAACCCAAATATTTACATATCCTTTCTCGGGTGTGTTGATGAGGTCAAAACCGCGTGAGTTTGGAATAGCAAAGTATGACCCCTCAGCAGAGTAACACCGCACTGTTTCTCTACCGGCATTGTTACGGACCAAGGCAACGATAGGGCCTCCGTTGTGATCTCTGTCTGTGCACAAAATCCTCGCAGGAAATCCCTCGCGGGTCATCACTGGTTTATCTGGATCAAAAGTCATGTCGCAGTCCTTTTAAAATTTTTAATGTGCGGGGCAGGTTGCGACCTGCGCTCGGCGGTCAGCTATGACGCTCTGTCCCAGTAACTGGGCTCCCGCACATATTCTTTCCATTAGCCGGGCCTTCATCCTTTTTAAATTTTGGTGTGCAGGGCAGGGATCGAACCTACAACAAACTGAGAGCTACTCAGCGCCTCTGCCAATTGGGCCACCTGCACCATTCAATAACAGAACCTTACTCCTTACGCTCGTACTTGTCAAGCTTACGCTTAGCTTTTCTTTTGCTGGCTCTGTTGCTTTCTTTTTTGTTCGACTTCCACTGTTTAAACGTTGGGAAGCTCCCCATAAGCTTGTCAAAATGTTCCTGAGATATTGGCGTGCTGTATTTCTCGTGCTCAGAGATGACAAGAAACTGCCTAACCTGGCCTTTATAGACAAACCCATCAAAATTATCCTTGCATTTAAGATACTGTATCCCCCCCTGCACAAGCTGTTGGGCCAGGATGTTGGCTGGGGTAGCGTCTTTGACCTTCCCCATGCTCAGCGTCCCTGATATCGCCGGGAACATGAGGGCCAGCTCCTCAGGAGTGTAGAACGGGCGGATATGGATATGCATCATGGTCGCAGCTATCTTCCGGGCCGTCTCTATTTGTAGTGGATTATTCCCGACCTGCTCAAACGAGGCCCAATTTACGGCGGCGACTATCCACCGACCGATCAGGTTCTCGTCCGCCTTCTGCATCGCATCCCCAACTTTCTGTATCGGTGTAAGGCTTGCGAAATAGGCCATGCGTTTCTCGCGGGTCTCTGGTGCTTTGTTAGGGGGCGTCCAGCCCTTGAGATCGTAGTTTTGGAAATAATGCAGCAGCTTCTTCGGGCCGCCGTTGTCGTACCACTCCCCAATCTTATCATAAAACGCCTCGCCGTCTGTGTGAGCCCCTGGGCAGCCGATCACCAGCATTCTCCGGTCCCCGTCCGGGAAAGCTCCGGCACTAAGCTCATTGGAATTGAAAGTGTAAAGGCCGTAACTGTCAACTTGGCGGCTGGGACGGTATTTCTCATTGCAAGATTGGCGTTTTTCAGTGATATATGTTTTGATTTTGTCCAAATTATATTTGAGCTGGACCGACTTGGCTTCGTTCATGATCACTATAAGGCTTGTTTCAAGCCAGCCGTTGTAATCGGATCCGAGTTCGCTGGTGGATATCGTGGTGCCATAGGGGTAAACCATCTCTGAAAGGATCTTGCAGAAAAACGATTTACCGGATCCCTGGGAGCCCAACAGAATAATACCGATATCAATTCGCTTGCCCAAATTCTGGATCTTGTAACAGTAGATTTTCCAGAGCAGGTCATAGTCGAACTCATCGGTTTTGCTTATAAGCCAATCGTAAAGGTCAAAGAACGGCTCAACGTCACCTTCTTCGCCTTCCAGGCCCCTAAACCTGTTATAGCCCACACCTCCTCCAGGCAGCTCAATCGCCTTGGCGTCAGTCCCTGGAGCAAACACTGTATCGGTGTATCTGCGGGCTTGGGGGTGGGTTAAGAACTCATTGGCAACAGATATCATTTTCAACCCGTTTGCCTTAACGTTGGGCACCATCAAGGTCCGTGTTGAGAAATCTGATCCCTTGGTAAAGTCTGATTTCTTCATCCAGGTATCTGTGCGGAGATCCAACAGCAAACCATCCTTAGCGATCCACGCGACGTCAGCGTTCATTCGCAGAACTTCGCGGTCAATTTTACGCATCTCAGGCGCTCTGTCTAATAGGTCGAAGAGGGCGTCGTCGCCTTTTGCAACGATAAAGTCGTCGACGCCCATCTTCGCTCCACCGGGGAGATCAGGAAGCCTCACAAGGAATACGCTAGCGTTGCGCTTCAGGCTCAGTTCTGTAGAGAGCCTTCCTTCTGCAGCTTGAATTTTATTATTGCCCACAGCATCGCTGTCGTAGCAAATATACACGGTCCTGCCTGACCACTCGATATTGTCCAGCATAGGCAGAAGCTCGCCATCGTGAGTGAAGTTGTACACGCCTCCCAGGCCGATCGTCGGGACACCAGCTAACGTAGCTGCAAGAGCCTTCTTCTCGCCTTCGGTGAGCATAATAGGGATATCGGTGTTCTCCGCTATCTCGACCCAGTCAGTGTCTTCTACTGTAGGGAAATAGGGATGTACTCCGCTGCTCTTAGGCTGGCTATATCTGAGGTGTTTTTTCTTTTTGAAACTTTGAACTTTGGGAGGGGTAGTTAGATAGCGTACTCTGCAGAAGGGCTCTTCTTCGCCGCCCCGCTTAAACGTTATGTCTTCGCGGGTCCAGGGATCAACATATGGTATGATCAAAGCCGGTTCAGCTTTGAACTCCTCATATATTTCTGAAGCGTCAGCGACGCTATACATACCCGCTTCCTTTGCGTCATGTACGGCGATGCCAGAGCGCTCCAGGTCCTTTTTAGCGGCCTTGCGCATATTTTCCTCAGAATTTGAGAGTGCGCAAGATTGGGCGTAGGACAGGCGTAGTGCGGGAATAATAAGACCGTTGCATTTTGTTTATCTCCGTTGCTAGATGACGTTACCTTACCACCGTTGGGTTACGCTTAGCAAGTTATTTTTCGCAGCGTGTCACCAAGCACTGACAAAGAAACCGGGAAATGGCGCCCAAACTATAGTAAATCCTAAGGGTGCTTGCGCCTTCGCCCCTGCTTATGGACGGACGCAAACCGCCAAGGCGGCGCTTGAGGCTGGTAGCTGAGAACTCGGGTATGTCCCAGGACTCCCGGATACTTTTGTGATGCATCGAGACTACATATTCTTCAAGCAGTGCCTGCACCCCCCCCATACCTTTGACGGTCTCCTTATCACACTCCCCAATAAGATCAGCCCGAGCTATACCATTTGTCACGTCCCAGAAGGTCGTTTCCACGGTCCACCGCTTCTCCCGGCCATCTTCATTCTTCATAGTGCCTTCGCCCCGGGGAGCAATAGCCTCGACGAAGCGTGGGCGAAGTAAGGTCATCAGGCAGGAGATAAGCGTGCGGCCTGTGCGCGTCTGCTCAGCTTCCGCATCCTGTTTAAACGCTTCATAAACGTCTTGGATAAGTGTTTCACGATCCATCAGATTAGCCCTTCAAGTTTGCGTCTCAGCTCAGAAGAAATTTCCTGCTCTTTGGCCAGGCACTTTTCATGTACATCGTCGTCTATCCAGAGTAAACAATTTTCCCGGACAATATCCCGCAGCTGAGATGGGTGGATCGCCTCACACTGTGTGGTCAAGCCCTCAAAAGACCGCTTGTCAGTGGTCTTAGCAGGTGCCGTGGGTAAGTTCATCTCCTCGACCTGTTCCGGCGTCACAGCTATGCGGTAAAGGTCGCATTCGTTGTTGTCGTTGCCCCAGCCGTCCTCTTCCCTGATGTCCCGCATAAATGCCTGCAGGTCCTCATCCAGCGAGCCGAACATGTGGACCCCTGATGGGTCGTGGTCGCCAAGATGCAAAATAACGACATGCTTTTCAAGGGCCAGCTCCTGGGCTAGGTTGTGCTTGGTGGTCACGCTGTCAAACCCACCAGAGGACAGGACAGGGATATGCCACTCCTCAACAGCGTTTGCCAGTTGGGGTAACATGCCCCCGGCCTCACACCAGACATAAATTTTGGTGTCTTGCACAGCTTGACGGTCCAGTATAAAGTTTTCAGCTCGCCATATGATAGACCTGACAAAGCTACTCTGGGAGGAATAGCCAGCAGCACACGCACGGCGCAGCCCATCGTCCCGAATACTGTCCATATCAATTAGCTTGGCGCGGCGTGCTTTGTTCATAGTCTCGCACAGGCGCTTATATGCTTTCTCCGTCTTGTCGTATCCCTCATTGGAAACTAACATATAGAATATTTGGCGCAGGGTCAGAGGCAGTATGTCGCTCTCAGTAATTATCGCCTGCACTTTGTGGACTAGCTGATAAACCGCTTCTGTTGGTTTCCAGCTATACATAAATCCGCGTGGTCTACCCATCATTTGGCTCCTTCAAAGGTGTTAAAAGGTTGTTAATCTGCAGCTTGTTCCAACTGCTCTATTGCAGTATCCAAACAGCCAATAGCTCCCTGCAACTCTTCCAGCTCTCCCCAAGCTCCGTCTAGGAGCTCAATAACACAATCCGCTGTGTCACCCTTCTCCCCGTCTCCAATTGCTTCGGGCATATTGTCCCGGTATTCCTGCTCCTCGTCGCGGAGACCTGCAACGTTATCCATAAGTTGGGCCAGCGTGCCACTTTCCAGCTCCGTTTTCATCTCCTCAATAAAATGTACAGTAACAGCTATGGAATTACGTCTCGCTTCATTCATCGTCTGGTTCCTTCTCACCGTTTAAACGTGGTAATAGTCTTTTCAATTCGGCAGAGGGGTCCTCCTCCATAGGGTAATAAGCCAAATCAAACATGCGCTTAGTTGCGTCGTCGTATGGCTTATCTAAAGGCACCTTGTCGATACTCCCCGCCTTCAAAGTCGTCCCATGATTTTTGGCCTTTTGCGCCGCTTTATACTTTTTGCTTCTTACACTCATCTCACTTGCTCCCAAATAAACCACCCCCAGGCTGTAAAATACCACAAGACGCTCATGAATATCAGGGCAGTACGCAGTTCCTTTATCCGGGCTCTTAAATGGGCTTCATAGTCGTTTCTCATCTCACTTGCTCCTAATGGTTCAGCTGCTTAGCCGCGTCCAACATATCGGATAAGACCACCGGCCCATAGCTAGCAGACACTTTAGATATAAGTATCCCGGCCCTGTCGTGGCGGCTCAGGGGCCAGAACTTGCCAGCTGGGCCAACGTACCCTATAAGGTTGTTTGTGCTCCCCACGGACGTCCCTGAGCCATAGTGAATAAGCGTCTCGTTAAGGCTGACCCCGCTGATACTTCGCAGCAGAAATCTGTGGGTTTTGGTGCCCACTTTAAATATCGTGACATGCCCGTGAATAGGCATGGTTTCGCCTTTCCTGATATAGCCTTTAATTGTTGCCTCCTGGGTATGGGGATACTTGTCAATTTCCATTAGCTTTTACCCGCCGTAGTGTGGGGGCCCTTCTCACATACCCAGTAATGTTCTTTCTGTCTGTCCCTGATAATAGTGTAGCTGTCATGGTTCATCATGGCCTTAGGCCTCGACACTTCCCGGAAATGCCCGAGAAACTCGTCAGGATCGCCCGAGACATAGTGCAAATAGCAATCGTTATGCCCATTGCGCACTAGGATGCTCTCTTGCTCGTACAGCTTAGCAAACCGTTGCATTGCTTTGACGTCTGAAGTGTAGACGATGAAGCTATCCTCCCGGTCTCCCTTGTACACGCCAACGACTTTATGAAACTCGCGGCCTGTCTCCCCCCGGAAACCCATTAACTGACCTTCAAGCAGCTTCGTACGCCGTCCGTTCTGGTCTTTTGACAGGGTTTTCAATTCAGCGCTCAAAATAATAAACGGGATATATGTGTGGTCTCTCATGACATGTTTCCTCTCACAGTGTCCAGCAAGGCGAGTGTGTCTTTTAGGGTGTAGAGAGTTTTTGTAGCCGCATCTCTCAGCACACACACATTAAAATGGTTGCGTTTCCCTGCACGCGTGGCTTCATCAGCCGCTAACCGTGCAAACCTGAGTGCCGCCCGAAGGGTCATCTTTGTGGCCTTTAGCGGGCTAACATGCAATATATTGTCGCCTGCTTCTGCCCCGTCACTGGGATATAAGACCTCAGCGTACACGTCGCTTAAGCTCACCACGTAATTCTTACCATTTCTCCCAACGCTTTGGGCTTCATCGGTCTCCAGCCATGCTGCGAGCTCCGACACATACCTGTTTAAACGCTCTACTACTTCCTGTTCTGTGCTCATGATCTTAGCCTTTCACCAAATAACCCCTGCTACCGCAGCAGGGACAAACGGACTCCTCAGGATCAATCATATCCATCCACTTTCTAGCTGTCCGTGCGGTAAACTCGCAGTTGTTGCACGATATTTTCAACATGCGCGTGCCCTGCTTCTTAATGGATGATTTACCTTTGAGTTTACTATGTGGGATAGGTCCAGCTTGCTCGACATACTCCACCATGCGCTCTTTAAGCTCATCTCCTAGCGCCGTGGCTGTCATCTTACCCTCAAGCCCTACAGCCTTCGCAGTGCGCCTGAAAAAGCCTCTGTGCCCGCTCTTGCAATTGTCAGTAGCGTGGATAAGCTCATGCACGAGAATGCCCAACACCTCGACACTGTCCGCAATATCAGGCCGGATAAATATCTCGTTATAAATGCCGCCTTCGCTCGCGCCTTTTGTCCAACATTCGCCAATGCGCTTGCGTCCGCCTCCCGGGAAACCGATTGACACGCGCACATCAGGACGTTTAAACAGGCCCTCTGTGATCGGGCCAAGCTCAACATCTAAGATATGATTGCAAGCATCTAACATCCAACGCTCGCGGGTAATGTCTTGTTCGTTTTTAAGCAGTGCTGCTGCTGTGTTGGTCATGATCAAGATCCCCCGTCCTTAAACGCATCGATAAAGCCGCCGCATATCTGCAGGACTACCCAACAGAATATAGCGAACATAGCCACGCCAGCAATGGCGGCGATGACTGGTGGGAGGGTGTCGAGACCTGTTGAGATAAAATCCAACATGCTACATTCCCCCGTGTGTGAGACGTGATAACTCGTCTTTTAAAGTTTTGATTATTTTGCGCCACCTCGCTTTATGCTTTTTAGGTGTGCTGCCATTGCTGTTATCAAGCTTGCTTTGCCAATACTGGATTTCCTGCTGCTTATGCTGCACGGCGGTTAGGGGTTTCTTAGACATGATATGGTTCTTTCTTTGAGTTTAGGGTGTAGGGTTTAGGGTTTAGGGTTTAGGGTTTAGTGTTCTTGTTGGGTGTGACGGGTACTCCAGTGTAATCCTCCAGGTATGTCGGCACTCCCTTGATGGGCATCATCATGGATTGGTCTATGCGCTTTTCAGTCTCAACATGCTTACGGTAGAGGGCTGGATTTAGCTTTGCCGCTGTCACCAGGTCGTTTTTTGATGACATGATACAGAAGCAGCAGGACAGCCGGGACATACCAGCCTTATAAGCCCAATGCGGATCCTCACCGGCTTCCTTTATGGATGCAAAGACTTCGTGCTCTAACATGTCATGGATTGGCAACCAGTCATACCATTCCCGTCCAGCCTTGCTGTTCCGCTTATTCAGTTTGAATGTGTTCAATTTGGCTCGGCTGGTGCTTTCCTGGGATCTCATGCCCATGCAATTAACGATCAAACCGCCAAACTCTGGATGTGCTTTTAGGTAATGCCGGATGACTTTCTCAATTGGTCCGCGTTTCAAGTCACTTGTGCACTGACGGTATTTAGGGGACGGATACATTTGGCGGTGCTCGACCATTTCAAAGAACGTCTTGTTTGCCCTGGTTACGATCACGGGAATAAGATCCCCGGCATATTCGCGCACTTTGTCCTCTGTGCCGTCCCACTCGACACCAGGTAGTTCCGCGTGAATGATTAGGAGCTGTTTGGGCAGGACATGTTTCCTAAGGTAGATCAACATTGCCTGGCTGTCTTTGCCTCCAGAGTGGTTGCACACGAACAAAGCGCCGCGCTTAATTAAGCTATTAATACGTATTTCCATAGTCTCATTCCTCCGTTAAAGCATTTTGTAAAGACGACGGGCGATTTTGCCCATCTGGTCTTGAACCAGAGCTTTTTCCCGGTCTGTCATACCTACCACGTTGTCGGTGTTTTCTGTCCAGTAATCTATTGCAATGAACACGGCATCCCGGAAAATTTCCTGTGCTTTTTGCTTCGGGGTTTCTTTAACCGTGCTGTCGAATGTTTTAGTGATGGACACTATACTCTCCTGTGTGTTATACTATAACATGAGCCCTACGCTCTTTTTGTCTATACCCCATTATACCAAACTTGCGCCAAAATGCAACACATACAACGTATTATTATTTATTATATATGGATGTGTTGCAACTTTACAACATAGCTCTGTTACGCTCAGGGAAGCCGCTACAGTGCAGGTATGAAGTTTGGGCATAGTTAGACCTAGAAGTAAGTGTTCGCAACGGACGAAAATGGTGTATTTTAATGAAAAAGTTTGGGCATATTTAGTAAAAGCAAGCAAACTTTGAGCTCAGAGCTTACGATGGGGATTTCAAGCTTACGTTGGGATACATCATACTTACGCTCATTTTGGCGTTTTAGAGGGTACCGCGTGATTTAGGCAGCATATGTAAGTGTATGATGTGCCCGAACGTAAGGAGATCTTGGTAAGCGTAACTAAACTTTGGCTGTTTTTATAAATACGCCCAAACTTCACGCTTTTTAGCCTCGGGGATTTGGGGATTTGCAAGGAAGAAAACGGGAGGCGATGTGCGAGTTATGCAGCGGGATCAGAGGGTTAGCGCCTGCAACGTACTTTTCAAAATATGTGAAACTACGTTCAGGGGGGTTCTGGAAACTATTATAAACGTAGAGCCTCTATTCTTTTATTATTATATATACCAAGGCTCTCCCATTATTATAGTTTAGAAAAGTAGCCAGATCGTATATTTGGACTTTATTAAAAATATGTTGCGCCCCCAAACTGCGCGATTTAGAGCGCGCATGTTCGTAGCGGCTTGGCCTCGTGGGCCTGAAATTCGGCCAAATCGCCTCACTTCCTCAATTCAACATTCTAACGTAACGCTAACTCCTGGTTTAGCATAACTATATATTTAGCACGTATATACACACAGGCCCTGTGCTAACTGTCGAGTTATCACAGCTCCCACACATGCAAGAACCATGCCAGCTGCTTCCCTCTCCCTGGGCATGCGAGAACCATACCACCCCTGGTCGCGATATTGGGTTATTTGATAATAGGGGGGGTATGTTAGATTTGGGTTGGTGTTTCGTGCTTAGGGTTTGCTCAGCCCCGCATACCAAATATCTAGCCCACCGTAACTTCATCTCATCGTAACAAAGTTATTTACAAATATAGAATTATGGGGTACAGTTTATATACCAACGTAACGGAGATTTTAAAGTGAGTGATAGTACAGATAAACTGAATATGCTTATGCGAAATAAGCCAAAGACTGCACCCATCGCTCAAGGAGGTATCGTCCCTCCTGCCCCAGGGTACGGCGACTATGTGAGGCTGCAGAGGCGCCTGGAGGCTATGGAAGATAAAATAAGGGACCTGGAAGCGGAGATGTTAAGATGCCTTTAACGAAGATATTTGACGAGATAGTGTCTGAGAGGGCCTTGCAGGTTACGAAACACGGAGGGCAGAGGAGTGACGACGCTCAGCCTTTGTATAACTTTTTTAGGCAGATAAGTAAGCGTAACCTGAAAGCTGCTGTAGCTATTATGAGGGACCTCCCCGAGGCACCCCAACTTGCCGAAGCTCGGAGGCGCCTTATCCAGGTCGCAGCGCTGGCTGTTGCAGCCATAGAGAAAATTGATCGGAGTACAGACGATGAGAAACCGTAAATTTTACGGCAGAAGAACTAAGTATGATGTTATTGCCCAGAAAAGGGCGGAGAGGTTATACGGTAAAATCCGACCAGCTCCTAAGCCTCTCAACGAGGCTGTGTTGGCATTGGTCTTCACACTAATTGGGGCGCTCGGTGCTACCGCTATTATAAAACTGCTTATTGTTTTCTCAGGGGGTTGACAGACCTCTCTATAAAGCTTACGATGAGCGTAACGTAAAAATAACTTCAGGACAAATGTTATGGTACAAGACCAAGGAAGACCTCTGCTCGACACAGTCGCCATGGCTGTTATGGAGCTTGAGCTCAAGGACCGGATCGAACATCCCGATAAACACTACTCAGCTTTCACCCTCACTAGGGAGGAAGAGGCGCAGGTAGTTGCGGAGAACGCATATATCCTGGGCATGGCGATGGTGCGCGAGAGCGTTAAGGCATCGAAGGAGTGGGAGATTGTACCTGTGGCTACTCCGGAGAAGGAAGAAGAGACTGAGACATGAGAATATTTTTAACATTATTTCTGACTGCTTTGGTATTTGCCGGATACTTAACGCTTGCACTCAACACAGGTACCCCTACAGCCCAGTACCTCGTTTCGGGTGTCCCGGAAGTAGTTGTCCTCCCTCCCAACGAGCCAATTGTGAAGGAAATGGATCTCACCGGGCTAGCCGTACCTATCAGAGTCGTTATTCACCCGTCGCTGGAAGATTTAACCAAGGCGTATGGCGTCTGGTACATGCTAGAGAACCCGACGCCTGTGTGGGGGTGGTACACTTACCGAGAAGGCGTCTGTGAGATCCATGTCACGGAACTTAAAGGTGTTAGAAACGATCCCAGAATGCAGACTTGGGGCCATGAGCTGGCGCACTGCATGTATGGGCGTTATCACCAGTAGTTGACCACCGGCAGCCCTTGCACTATACTTCCTGCAGCCTGTACGTGACAGGGTAACCCAAATGTAGGAGAATACGATGCCCGACCATACTATTAGTGAGCGCAACAAGAAAGGTCGTAAGACCGTCAGATCAGTGAGAAATTCGCCTGGAAGGCGTACCGGAAATGTAAATCCCCGGAGAAAATCTGGGACCACTCGCGGAAGAACAAATCCGCGTAGCAGAAAATAAATCATAAACTTTAACTTCAGGAAATCTTTAGCATGACAACAGTAGCTTTTAAAGGTGGCGTTCTTGCCGCTGATACCCAAATAACGTCCGGATCAGAAGCAGTTGAGGGCAGCATTTCTAAGTTAGCCAAGTGTGAAAATTTTATGGGGGGAGGATGTGGTAATTTGATCGACATGTGCAAGTTTCTCAGCTGGGTTGAGGAAGGGGCGGACCCTAAACACTTCCCGAAATTTACGGATAATTTTACAGGCCTTCTGGTGGGCAAAGGAGGTAAGGTATGTTTTGTCCGCTCTGATGGCATATCCCGTCCAGTGGAGGCGCCTTTCTACGCTATTGGTTCTGGGGAGGAAGTGGCTAAAGGAGCGCTTGTGGCAGGGGCTACAGCGGGGGAAGCAGTGCAAGCGGCCATACACATAGACCTGTACTCTGGAGGTTCTGTGGAGGCCCTGCGCTTCAAGTGAGTTGACATCCTCCCCAGTGTGTGGGATAACTGTATGGGGTCAGCCATTTAGGATACAGCTTATGCTTGATGAAGTCACTGATTTTACCCTTCAACAGCTGTCCGATCTTGGCTCCTGCGGATTTATTTCCGGATGTTTGATCGTTGCTCTATTCACGGTCTGGAAGGCTTTGCAAAAAGAGCGCAAAAGATGTGAGACACTAGTAGATAAAATGCAGGAACTGTCCCGAGAAACAAACACAATGATAGAGCGGATCACAAGTCGATGAGAATGTTTTTGAGATGCTTAACAGGGTACGATGCAGCCATTGAGGCCTGCAATGCCGCAACCAAAAAAGTAGTTGAGCTCAACAGACGACTGAAAGCCCACGAAACCTGCCCCAGCCCAGACGCCAGGACTATAAAACAACGAGCCCAGGGAAATCTTGGACGCTGCCTCAAGCCTCTCCGCAAATAAGTTACTGTTCCTGAAGACCAAACTGCCTCTCCTTGCACCAGATCTCCGCAAAGAGAGGTTTTTTCTTGACGTAGGCCCAAACGGAGCTTACCATGAGCGTAAGTAGAGGAGAAACTATGAGTACTTCAGGAGCAATAGCAGCGGATAATTTATGTGGTCTTCTTGCGCTACACGTCCAGGCGTGCAACCTCATGGAGGAGCATAACCGCAAAGTGATAACTGATGGCTACAAGACGCTAGATCTTGAGCGGAAAGCATACAAGCATATTCAGGAAAAGTACCAGCAACCCATCATGAGCAAATGCACGTGGTTTGGGTTTAAATACTCAGATTTATTGGAAATCATACCTCCGGCATTTGAGACTAACTTCATTCAGCGCAGGGATATTTTGAAAGATCTGAGAGAGTTTTCTGAGAAGGAGTTTGGAGAATATGTCATCCCATTTTAACTTGCCTGACTGGCTCAGTCCTCAACAGGAGACTGTGCTGAAGGTGTTCTTAGAGTACCCAGGTAGCTATGTCTCTACAGAATATTTCTGTAAGGCTCTGTACGGCGAAGAGCGGGGCAAAGGACCAGCCCCAGCCAAACTACGTATGCTTCTTCAGCGCTGCAGAGATATCATTCATGAAATAACAAACGGCAAGGTAGCTGTCACTGTCCGCCGCAATAGTGGTTGGAAGATATCCCGCAAGGATGTTGCTGTGTTTAAACGCTATCTTGCCAAACTCTAAGCTGTATGATATTGTCAGGCTATGGAAATAGACGATGAAACAGGCTTGGTTAAGTTCAAAAAAGCTACTTCGGTGAACAGTGCTGGGGAGCTTATGATCAACGCAGGCCGTTTCTCCCGGGGAGCGGTCGTCGCTGCTTTTGAGATGATGGGGGGCATTGAGACTTTTGCCACATGGGCCACAGAGAACCAGACAGACTTCTATACCAAGATGTTCGGCAAGGTTATTGGCCGGGAATTGGAAGTTAAGTCTACAGATGGCCTTGAGGATATGCTTACAGTCTTAGACGCTGAGGCGGAAGAGATTGAAGAAGCAGAAATCGTTGAGGAACCTGTTATCAAGACGATGTCAGAAACTCAATATAAAATGGCTATGGCAGCAGAGAAGTATGCTCAAAACGAGCCAGAATAACTTTAAAAGGAACGATAAATGGCTACAATCAACTTAAGAAATTTTTCTTTAGGAGGAGTTATCGGGGTGCCTTTGACCGCTGATGTTGCGGGCACAGCGAGAATATCCCTTCCAAATGAGGACGCCCCAGACATTATGATAGTCAATGAGGGCACAGTTACTGTCTTTGTCCGCACAGGAGACGTAACAGTCGTAGCGGACGCTAACGCCATGCCAATCCTCCCCGGAGAGAAGGGGGTATACTGTAGAGGTCTACGAGAGATCGCAGTCACCCACATAGCCGCACATGTGGCGGTCGCCACGCAGGCGATTACAGTCTTTCAAGGAAGTGGAGCTTAAGATGGGACTTAAATGGTTAAGGCAACAAGGGGAGCCCAATGCCGTAATTCCACAATTTGTATCTACAGCGGACGAGACAGTGGCGAATACAGCCGTTGAGACATCCTTTGTTGCTACAGGAAACGGCAGCAGGATAATTCCTGGCAACAGCTCTGTTATAGGGGATAGGTTTGTTTTTACAGCAGAGGGAAG